CAGGATCAGATGAGCCAGATCACGCGCCAAGCGCTGGACCAGCAGCAGCGTGAATATGAGAGCTTCGGCAACACCGTCGCGGGAGCCTTCGACTCGCAGCTTCGCGGCCTGCTCTCGGGAACGGAGAACCGGCATACGGCCTTCAAGAATGTCCTTGGAGACCTGCTGATCAAATTCATCGAATTTTGCGAGCGCAACGTCGTGCAATATGTCGCGATGGAGGCGACCAAGACGTCCGCCACGACAGCCGGAGTAGCGGCGCGAACGGGCGCCGAGCAGGCCGGCGCCGCCGCCTCGCTCGCTTCGCAGGGCGCGACGATGATCCGCTCGATCCTCTCATCGGCTGCCGAGGCCTTTGCGGGCGTGTTCGGCTTCCTCGCGCCGATCATGGGGCCGTTCGCCGCGGGACCCGCCGCGGCGGCGCAGGCGACCGTCGCCGGCATGGCCGGCGCTGTCGCCTCCGCCGACATCGGGATGTGGAGCGTGCCCGAAGACATGCTGACGCTCGTCCACCACAACGAACTGGTCATGCCTGCGGCACAGGCCGGCGCCTTTCGCGACATGCTGGCGAGCGACTCGGCGCAGGGCGCGCCGCCGCGAGCCACGGTAAACGTTCATCCCACAACCCACTTTCACGTCTCTGCCGTCGACTCCGGTTCCGTCGCTCAATGGATGAAGGCCAACTCCTCTACGATGATGAAAGCGATCGACGAGGCGGTGCGGCACGGCTCGGCGCTCGGATTGCGAAGGCTCTCGACGGCGAGGTGACGCGTGGGCTACCTCACCGGGGTTCACCTGCTCCCTTCGACCGGCGAATTCACCTACGACACCGAGATTTTCAACCTGATCGCGAGTTGGACCGTGAACACGCGCACGGCGACGCCGCCGCTTCCCGCTCTGCCGTTCATCGAGACCTATTTCACCACCAACCTGTTGCAGACCGCCAATAAATACAACGAGGGCGCGGACGCCGACTATACCCTCGCGATGGACCAGTTGGTGGCCGCGCATCCGGAATGCGCGACGGTCTCGATGGTCTGCGCCTGGTTCGGCGACTCGACGGATATATCCGCCTGCCAGATTTACCCCTCCACGATCCACAATGGCTCGCTCTATTCCGGACCGAGCGGCTGGGAGTTCTGGCAGGTCTCTTCCATCGTCGGTTCGAACCCGATTCAGTTCGATCCTGGCGCCAACGGCTCCATCGTCACTGTCTCGGCCAATCCGATCAACTACGGCAACAACGACGGATTGACGCTTGAACCATCGCCGAATCCGATCATCATCCCGATAAGCCGACCGGACGGCGTCCACGCCGCTTATGGCGGGACCCCGTCCGACGCGAGCGTGGTGAGGTGTGTCCGCGATCTGAAGGCGCGTGGATTTCGGGTCATCTTCTATCCATTCTTGTTGATGGACTGCACGGGCTATCCGTGGCGCGGTCGCATCACCTATACAGGCGCCGACGTTTCGAGCGCTGCGACGGCTGCGGTGAGCGCGTTCCTCGGCCCCGCTGCGACCTCAGATTTCGCGCGCGATCCGACGAACCTGACCGTCGACTATTCCGGCTCGCTAACCGACTACACCTATCGGCGGATGATCCTGCACTATGCCAATCTGATGGTGATCGCCGGCGGCGTCGACCTCTTCATCATCGGTTCGGAACTGCGAGGCATGGAAACGATCCGCGGCCCGGCGTGGACGAAGGCGGGCACGACCGACGGATCCGGGAACGCGGTTTGGGACTATCCGTTCGTTGCGGGCCTGGTCCAGCTCGCGAGCGACGTGCGCAGCGTATTCGACGCCGCCGGCTATGCGAAGAACCTCTCGACGCTGACCAACCTCGTCGCCTACAGTGCGGACTGGTCGGACTGGATGGGTTACCAGCATCCGGGAGAGAACGGGCAATGGCCACATCTGGACCCGCTATGGGCCTCGTCCAACATCGACATCGTCGGCCTCGACAATTACACGCCTCTCTCAGATTGGACCACTGGGGAGGCCGGCCTCGACGTCGTTAACTGGCAAGCGCCGGCGCCGGCGGGATCATGGCCGCCCTCGCCGTCCAACATGAACGGGCTCGCGCTCACCGGGCCGCCGACAATCTACTCGATCCCCTACCTTCAGGCCAATATCGAGGGTGGAGAGAAGTTCAACTGGTTCTACAACGACGGAACGAATGGTGGTCCGGCGCTCGATCCGAACGGCTCGGCTGAAATCGTCTCACAGCCGCAGGGTGACCGCGCCGCGCAATCACGCAGTCCCTACTACGCGAACCAGCAGATTCTCGCCAACAAGCAATGGCGTTGGTGGTGGAACAATCTGCACTACGCGGTCTACGCGAACGGTTCGGGCGCCTGGGTCCCGCAGGGACCGCGGACGGAGTGGGTCCCCAATTCGAAATCGCTGATGTTCCTCGAGTACGGCGTTCCCTCGTGCGACAAGGGGACCAATCAGCCGAACGTGTTCTTCGCGCCTGCGAGCGTCGAGAGCTTCACGCCCTACTGGTCAGAGTGGTTGGAAGTCTCGATCGGCCAATATATCCCGGCGCGCGACGACACGATCTCGACGCTCGCGCTTCAAGCGGTTTATCAATACTGGAACGTGTTGCCGAACAACGAGAGCGTCGCTGGCGTCGTCATGGTGACGACCGCGTTCTGTTGCGTCTGGAACTGGGACGCGCGACCCTTCCCGGTCTTTCCGATCCTGGAGAGCGACTGGGGCGATGCTGGCAACTGGCAGGCCGGCAACTGGCTCAACGGCCGCGGGCCGGCGCTGCCGCCGGTGGCGCCGTCGCCGGCTCCCACGCCAGGCGTCTACCAGATGTTCCCTACGCTGGCGACGCTCGGCTGGTCGAGTCACGTGAAGCCGCGCTTCTTCACCGATGTCGTCGACCATGTCTCCGGCCGTTCCAGCCGGCGCCCACACTTTGCCTCCGCCTACAATGATGTCGAATTGACTTTTGACTTGCTGCGCTCCGCGGCGAGTTATCTGGAAATGCAGGAGATCGCGGGGTTCTTCAGTCAGATTGGCGGCGCGGAAACGCCGTTCTGGCTCGCGCCGCCCAGTCTTGCGACGGTCGTCGGCCAGGCGCTCGGGATCGGCGATGGCGTGACGACGACATTCCCTCTCCAACGCGCTTATGGAGGCTATTCCGAGCCCGTCTATGGAACCTCCGGAGTCTCCGCGCTCTATCTGAATGGGGCGCTGATCTCGAGCGCGGTATGGTCGGTGTCGTCCGGCTACGCGCCCGTGATCTCATTCACGACTCCACCGGCGCCCGGTGTCGCGGTGTCCGCCGACTTCGGGGTCCTCTGGCTCTGCCGCTTCACCCAAGACGTCCTCGATTTCGAGGAATTCATGGCGATGTTGTTCGAACTGGGGGTGGTGAAGTTGACGACGACGAAACCGTGAAGGCCGGAAATAAGCAATACGCCGTGGCCACGAGGCAACAAAGTCGCAACGTGCGATCGCCAACCGCCGATGGCCTACTGCCACGAGGACTCCAATGACCACGCCTCCCGCCTTCCCGACGCTCCCCGGCCAAGGCTGGAGCGTCCACAAGAAGCCGAACTGGTCGACCATCGTCGCGTCGCACGTCTCCGGCCGCGAGGTCCGCTATGCGAACTATCAATATCCGCTCTGGGAATTCGAAGCGACCTTCGATGGCCTCGGTTCGGACTCGGTCTCATACCCCGGCCTGACCGCGCAATCGCTGCAAAACCTGATGGGGTTGTTCCTGCAGTCCCAGGGACAATTCGGCACGTTCCTCTACACGGACCCGACAGACAATTCCGTCGTGGGCCAGATATTCGCGACAGGGAACGGGTCAACGACCAGCTTTGCCCTCACCCGGACGCTGGGAGGATTTGTCGAACCGGTCGGCTGGGTGACGAGCGTTTCCCAGGTGACAGTCGGCGGCGTCCCGCAAGGCTCCGGCTGGTCGATCGTCTCGCCGAACACCCTGACGTTCACGACGGCGCCCGCGAGCGGCGCGCCGATAGGGGCCTCGTTCAGCTATGCCTTCGAGTGCCGGTTCGACAACGACTCGTTGGACTTCGAGCAGTTCGCGCAAAACCTGTGGAAGCTGGAGAGTTTGAAGTTCCAATCGGTGAGGACCTCATGAGAGAGGGTCGGCGGCCAATGGCGAATAGCGAATACGGGCTGGCGGGCCGCTCGCCATTCGCCATTCGCCATTCGCGGGCGACACCCCGATGAAAACCGCCTCCACCACCCTCATCGCCTTTCTCAACGCCGCCCGCGTCGCGCCCGATGCGCCGATCGCCTTCGCCGATTGCTTCACCTTCACGCTTTTCACGGGAACGGTGCTGACCTACACCAACGTCGATCAGCCCATCGTCTACAATGGCTTCACGTTCGCCGCCGATGGGCCGCTCGTACAGGGGCTGAAATACAAGGCCTCGGTCGGGTTGGAGGTGGACAAGCAACAGGTCACGATCGCCGCGCGGCCGACCGACCTCGTCAACGGCGCCCCATTCCTCGAGGCCTTGCGCGACGGCGCCTTCGACGGCGCGACCGTGCAGCGCGACAGAGTCTTCATGAGCGCGCTCGGCCAAACGCCGGTGGGCGGTGTGACCCTGTTTCACGGCCGGGTCTCGACCGTCGACATGGTCGGTCGCACCAGCGCCACGCTGACCATCGCGTCCGACCTCGTCGTGCTCGACTACGACATGCCGAGGAACCTCTATTCGCCGACTTGCCTGCACACCCTGTATGATGCGGGCTGCGGAATCATCCGCGGAACCTATGCCGCGAGCGGAACCGTCGGCGCCGGCTCCAACCCGAGCCTGATCAACTTCGCGGGGGCGCTCTCGAGCCACTGCCAGGGATCGATCGTGTTCTCTTCGGGAATCAACGCCAATGTGCGCGCAACAGTCAAGAGCGTCGTGGCTGGCGCCTCGTTGGGACTGATCTATCCGCTGCCGTCGCCCTGCGCGACCGGCGACGCCTTCACGGTCTACGCCGGTTGCGATCACACGCGCGCGACGTGCCAGTCGAGGTTCAACAATCTCGCCAACTTCCGTGGCTTTCCGTTCGTGCCGCCACCGCAGATTGCTTATTGATGGGAGTAGCGAATGGCGAATAGCAAAATCGTCGCGCCGCTCGCCGCTCACTCTTCGCTTGCAGAGCCGCAGGCTCGCCTCGCCGTCGTCGCTTCCGCTCGCGACTGGATCGGCACGCCGTATCATCACATGGCCGACCTCAAAGGCGTCGGCTGCGACTGCGCGATGCTGCTGGTTCGGGTGTACTGTGATCTCGCCCTCGTCGAGCCGTTCGATCCGCGACCCTATGTGCGTGACTGGCATCTGCATCGCGGCGAGGAACGATATCTCGGCTTCTTGCTGGCGCGCGCCCATGAAGTCGCCGCGCCGCTTCCCGGCGATGTGATCCTGTTCAAATACGGCCGCTGTTTCAGCCATGGCGGGATTGTGACGCGGCCCGACCCGCTGACGATCGTTCATCCTAAGAGCCGCAGTTGGGCGTTTATTTTCGTTCCCGGACGCGGCGGGTTTCAATCTCGGGTTGCGTCAGCCCGGCTTCAGACGCGGCGGGACGC